CTGGGCGTGCTTGGCTGCATAATAGCGTTCTAGCTTCACGAATCTTACCTGCTTTGAATAAGTCTACCATGGCAAGTTTATAATCTGCTGTGCCTGCGTTAGATTCACTAGGTGTTTTTAATTTTCCATCTACACTGTTCATCTGTAGCAAGTTTAAACATTTACGTAAGTCTGGATATGTGGCTTTAACATAACTATCGAGAACATCTAAATCAAACTCTACACCTTCTGTTACTAACACTGTAGCGGCTCTAGCAGTAAACTCTGTGTGATCAACTTTCTCAATATGGAAGCCCTGACAACGGCTGTGTAGTGCTGGAATAATCTTGTGTGGATAATTACAGGTTAGGATAAATCTGGCTGTTTGACTGTATTCTTCCATAACGCCACGCAGAGCCGCTTGTGCATTTGGACTTAGATAATCTGCTTCATCTAATAGAACGATTTTAAAACTACCAAATGGCATTGTGCTGACAAAGTTAGTAATATTATTACGCACATTATCAACATTATTTTCACGACTTGCGTTGATCTCTAGCACATCATATGTGTCTATGCCTAGAGCATTGATTAAGATTTTTGCCAGTGTAGTCTTGCCAATACCTGCCGCACCTGAAAATAACAAGTGTGGAATGGTACCTTCTTTGATCCATTGTTTAACTTGTTCACGCTGTGCTTCGTCGCGAAACACATATCCGTCGATGTCCTTAGGACGATACTGTTCTACCCAAAGTTGTTTCATTTGTTATCCTTACAATCACATGATTTACGGCCTTGATGACATGATCCATGACATCCACCTGGCATTTTATATACATAGTAGCATAAACCAACAAAGATTGCAAGTATTAATAATATCATTTTCTTTTGAGTATCTCCATTAATCGAACCTGTTCCCATTCTCGTTCTTGCTGTGGGAAATCTGGGCAACTTTTATACATGTCTTCTATAAAACATTTTAATACGTAAAGATCGTGTTTGTAAGCACAGGCACTGAATCCATCAGAATATGGACTACTGGCATTTCGTGCCAATTCTCTGATAGCTCTTACTACTTCGTGGGGAACGTATTTTACTTCGTCTTCCAATTATAAACCGTTACCTATGGTTTCATCTTGAACTGGTTCGTCGCTTACTAAGAGAATATCATCTGTGTCAATCCTGCGGATAGTCTTCTCACCTTCGGCATCTTCTATTAATGTGCCACGTGTCCAACGACCATGTTTGACTAGGACATATTGCCCAACTTGGACATCTTGTTGGCGATGACCAACCGCATAAACACGACCCCATCGGGCATGTATACCTTCTAATTTACCATCACTGTTGGGGATGATGATACCACCGCTGGTAAGTTTTTCTTTGAAATTCATATCAGTAACTATAACATAGTTCTGTAATGCTCGGAAACTTTTGATTTTTTTTGCATCGTAACTTGACATGTTAGTCCTTAAATTCGTTGAATACCTGTTGGTTTATTTGTTTGAATAACACTAGGGTCTAGAAGTTCTTGGGTAACTTCTGTTTCTTTTGCTACAGCATCAGCGAAACTGCCGCGAGGCTTAACATACGCCGGAGTAGAACTGGATTCTGCTACAGGAGTATCGTGTTCTACTGTAGGTTGTAATACTGGTTTAGGTGCAGTCTCCACTACTGGTTCTGGCACTGCTGTTGAAGATTCTAATACTTCAAAATCATCTGCCATTGGACCATGCAGTTTGTTTTTTTCATTCATTAGCTGTGCGCGAGTTTTGATAATTTTTCCACCTTGGCCTAGCTGATCTCCGCGGGCATTGGTTTTCATATTACCTACTGCGATAGTAGTTTCGTTGGCTAATCTCAAACGATCCATATCGATCGGAAGACCTCTAGCTGTTCTGTGATTTGCTGCCATAATGTGTTTCTCCTGATATATGCGTATTTATTTAAGGAATTCTTCGATGTCTAAATTATAATAAAGGCTGTCAATCTTATGGACTCCGATCAAGAACAACACATAACTAGCCACGCTGGATCCACGACCTACTCCCCAAACAACGTTGTTTTTCCTTAGGGTATCTACCAAATATTTCAAATATCTTAATAGATCAAACAAGTCACGTTCTTGAAACAATAGTAGTTCTTGCCCCACACGCTGTAGTTCATGATCTGCTTTACACAGTCCCAACACGTATTCAGCGATATCCATATCCTTGTATTCTTTGGGCATGCGCCAATTAGCCTGTAGCACACGATCAAATTCTTCTACCGTTTGATTGATGCTGTGATAGCTGTCCAATAGATCCAATTCTGCATGTAGTTCTGCCACACTTCGATTGTATTCTAGGCTGTCTTCGACTTGGAACCTGCTGATATCTAATTTTGGATCTTTATACAGTAAGTTACACAATTCGTTACTATCTGTATAGGCCTGTCCGTATTGATCGTATTTCATTATCTTGTGATGTCTTTTGAGTCGGGATCTGGACCTAAACGGCCTGATTTTTGTGCATCTTCCAGCATTTTCTTATTGCGAGTTTCTATCTCTATCACGTAGTCACCGATTATCAAATTCAATTGGTGAACCATATCACCATGCCCCATACGATAAGCAAAGCCCAAACGATTTTGTAATTCGCTGCGCTTGGTATATAGTTCTTCATCTGTCAGTTTAGATAAATCTGGTGTAAGCGGATGCATAAAAGAAAACTCCTTATACTATAGTTTATATTCTATAGCATAAGGAGTCAATGATTTTTGGTTAATTATCGTGTCACTGTTACCATTACATTACCAGCATCTGTGCCATAACTAGTGAATACAAATGTTCCTACTTGTCCATCTGCCAGACCGATAAAAGCATTACCGGTAGTTGTATTATTGTTTGGGACGATTACATAAGCTAATGCACCCGCTGAATTTTTTACATGAACCGTAGCCTGATGTCCACGTGTAATTGTAGCATTATAGTTTAAGGCACAATTAGCAGTGATATTTAGTAATAAGAATTGATCGCCACCTGGTTCTAATGTCAAGGATTTGCTGGTTGTGGCTACACTGAAATTATTTGCTTGATCTTGACTCTTGTAGGTTATGGTTCCTTTAACTGTTAGATTAGAACCAAAACTACCTGCACCGATTGGATCATTGATTACAACATTTCCACTTATGCCACCAGTTAATGTAGTTAACCCACTTGCTGATAGTGTTGTAAATGCACCGCTTGCTGGAGTAGCATTACCAACTGGAGTTGAATTGATCGCTGCGAATCGTGATAGGCCACCAATTACGTTACCACTAAATGCACCTGTGGTTCCAGTGACTGTTGCACCTGCATTACCGATAGTAACAGCATTAACAGAACCTGCGTTTACTGTTGTAAATGTAGATGAAGCCCCATTAGCTACAATATCGTAATTGCGTAATACGTCTTGGATCCAAACATGCGCTCCTGCATCGTAAGTCGATAACTCGAATATGTAAACACCAGTGCCTAACTGTATAACATTACCAGCATAATTACCTTGAATACTGCTGATATTTTCAATATATGTGCCTGAAATTGTAAGATTAGATAGTGTAGTTGCTGTAATTTGTAGTCTTAATCTGGTCCATAAATCTGTAGTTGGCCATGTGCTAGCAAAAGTCATGCCTGCTGTGGTTGTAATTGATACAGTTTGGAAATGACCTTGGCTCCAATCAACTTCAAAACTGTTGCCTGAACTAATTGAACCTATGTCTTTTTTGGTTTCTACTGCTTTTAACAGCTGAGGTTCGGTTATAAAAGTATAGTCCATGACGTTAGTAGGAGTGCCTGTTTGCCCTACTGAACCCAATGGTCCTTTTAACACAGCATAAGTCTGCAAGTCAGTTAGTTCAGCAGCCGCAAAAGTAAAATTGTTTACCGTATTGGTAAAATTGTCGCGGAAACCTTGGCTGTTATTGTCCTGTCCTGCTATAGGATACGTGCCGTCAATGTTTTGTGGATTAATATTACTCATTTAAAAATCTCTCGTTATGTGTTTATTTATCAGACTACTAGTGTATTTATTACTGATTTCCCAGCCCAAAAACTTAGTTGAACACGTTAATCCTCGGGAATATCAGTGCTGTATCCCCTTGCTCAGGAACAGTATAGGTATCTCTGAAGTCAAAGAATCTAGTTCCATTACCGTCGAATATAGTAACCGTAGTTCTAACCTGTTGTGGTATTTTGCTGAAGTTTGGTATTAGTTTATTGGCTTTGATAATCGGATCGTAGTAGATATTAGTTCCACCTCGGGTTAATCCGTTTCTTACATACAATACTTGATTAAAGTTCAACGTAGGAATAAATGTGATAGTTCCGCCGGCTGCACCAGTCGCAGCAGGCCATATTACAACATTTGACCCTATCACATCTGTTACAGTAGAGGTATTAGCAAACCCTGTGCCTATGACTTTCATGCCAACGAATACATTAGCAGTGGTGCTAACACGGACATTAGATCCATATCCAGTGGTATTGGCTGTTATGCTGGTAAGAGTAGCAGTGGCATTAGCCAGGCTTAATCTTAAGAATCCCTCAGCGTCGATTTGGATCTGCCAGATGCTAATACGTTGGTTAGCTACGCTGTAGGTAACATTAGCACCTGTGGTTATTCTACTAGAAATCCACTCATTATATCCCGGAACATAATCAGCGGCATCCCATCCTTGCGTCCCATTAGCGTCCCAGTCCGCATCATTTACATCAGGATCGTCCCAAGGTGCTGTGCTGTTAGTCCATCCTTGATTGTAAGCATCTCCAATATCCTGTCCTGAACTAAATTCCTGTTCAAAAAATACCAATCTATCTCCAGTTCGGAAGCTGGTTACGCCATCTAAGCCACCACTGGCGATAATAGTAGATACCGCACGCTCATTGATTTCTTCAAATGCTGTGCTTACCGCATAGTCTACCGTACCTACAGATTTAAATGTGCTCAGAAGTGCTGGATATCTGTCAAAGGTAGTTTCGGTGCTGGTTATAAATGAATTAGACGCTATATCATAGTTAGCACTGTAGTTATTGTCAAGTTGATAACGATCAACTGTAAAATTAAGTTCATTGAGATCATAACCACGTTGTGCTAGTCTCCATGCGATTGTTTCACTAGCACCTGGTTCAGTATAGGTCAACACTACCGCACGGGTATATCCTAGTATAGTTCCATTTGGTTGTGTGCTGGTCATCCAATCTGGTAGTGCACCTTTGTTAGCATAGGTAATTGAATTGATCACAGCATCTCGCATGTTGTTAAATGCGTTGGGGTTAGCTATGACAAAAGCATTACCTGCATCGTTATAATAAGGATTATTGATGATACCAGATAAGTTTATAACATCTGCGGGAGCTTGACCTTGCTCATTGCTATTTTCATCTAAGAGATCTAGATATACCACTTCATATTTAATATGTTGATCACCTACAGTGGTTCCGCTAGGCACAGCATTAGCCAATACAGTATATCCTCTGCTGAAATCTGTAGGCACGAATGTAGTAGTATAGATATTGTAAGTGCCGATCACTTCACCTGTGGCGTTTTCTAAAACATCATACACACCGTCAGTGCGTGCCACGGCTGTTTTTATGTTACCGAATAATAGGCGTTTGCGGAAATGATTAGTCTGTAATGCATTAACATAGGTAGCCATCGTTGTTGGACTTAGTCCTGGTAAGAACAAAGTCCTGATACTATCACTGATACCAAACCATGGATCAGTCGCTCGATAGATCAGTTCTGGCGGAAACACTGATTGATCCTGCGTGATATCGCGGAACTCTAATCTCTGATAAGGTTGTAGTGCGGCTTCTAGGTATAGATTTTCGTATGGTTTGATGTTACGACCGCGGACGTAGATACTAAACACTCTGGTATTGGATGCTGTTCCGTCAAAGGTGATAGCATTAACACTGAAGCGAAAGGTTTGATCAAATGTAGTAGTTGGGTCACCAGTGAAATCACTATCAAATGTGGTTAGACCAGCATCTAAACTGAATAGTTCAAAGCTGACACGTCCGCTGATCAATCCATCTGGCTGTAGTCTTAGCCCTTGTGGTAAATTGATGAATGCACCAGGTGTGTAGACGTAATATACCTGTTTGTTCTGTGTGCTGAATGCTGTAATAGATAAATCGCTAACTGAGCCATTTTGTATGGAGCCTAGATAACTAGGAGTCAACCAATTGACAGTGTTGTTTAGGCTGCCTAAGATAGTTATGACAAATAATCGATCGCTGATGTATTCTGGGTAATCTCTCTTAAATACCTGCACAGCAAATTCATAAGTTGTTGATGCGGCTACCTGTGATGGTAAGAATCCTGTGATCCACCCAGAATCAGTATCTATGCTCAATGTTCCTGGCATAGATAATGAACCTTGATCGAAACGGTCTTCATCGAATCCTATATTACCCTGTGTGCTAGGGCTAGCACTAACGTTGACTCCTACACTGACCACTGTTGTAGGATAAGCATAGAACAAGACGCCACTGACATTGACTTTGGCAGCATCATCAGTTGAATTCAGTCGGAATAGATTAGAAGTATTGTAAATCGCACTGATATCTGTGTTACACACTATTTCTGTTGGGCGTGCGGCCACGCTAATACCATTGACTGTGATATTGCCTACAGTGTCAAATGTTCCTGATGTAAACTGAACTCTGAGCTGATTTGGATTTGCTACATTAGCATCGTAGCTGTTATTAAATCCTATAACAGTGGCTTCACCAACCGTGGTAGTCTGCCTGATCACATCACCAACGTTAGCATAACTGAGATTACCAGCTAAGGTAATAGTTCCTGTGGTTGCACTGATATTAGTAATAGTAGCATTGGCACTGCCAACAGTCTGTGTAATAAAGGTGCCAACTGTGCCTGCTACTATGGTATTACCAGTAACACGTATAGTAGTGTGTGCATTCACTGTAGCGTTATACCATGTGAAATATGTTTCACCTGTGGTTACATCAGTATATGGTGCTAGGACCTGTATAGCCTCACCATTGACTAAATTTGGTAAGGTCCTGGTGGTCAGCGACGTAGTTCCGATAGTAATATTACTGCCAACTACTATCGCTTCTAAGTATGGATTGCCAGTAGGAGTCTGCTGATCAAAACTACCAACAGACAGTGCTGGAATATTATACTGTAGCACATCGTTGTCGAGATCAATAGCTTCTATCTTAAAAGTAAACCAAGCACCTTGGCGTTCTGGTAATATTTCAGATGGTACGCTGATTATGATAGGGTCGTGCTTGTCACCGGCATCAACGGTCAAGGAGTTACTGCCGCCAGTGATAGAAAATACATTGCTATTTAAAATGGTAGAGTCAGCAGTAATCAAGTTAGCATCAGCATCTACCGCTGATCGAGGAACCACCAACATCTGATATGTTGATGTGTCACTGTTGGTAGTGCCATCAGACACTTCTACAGTAAAATTAAAATATCGACTGAGATTTTGCTCATTGAAATCCCATCCTAATATTCCTGTTGACGTAGAAGTAGTGAATGTTCCATCCCAAGCAGTGTCGTCCCATCCTGGATCTCCAGCTGGTCCTGGCACTGGTATTGGAATTATATAACCGTAGATTAATCCACTTGGGCTAAGTCTTAGCCCCGGCGGCAAAGTGCCTGCAGCCAATGACCAAGTTAAATTGTCTTCTTGTATAAATTCAATAGCTTCTAATTGGATATCAATGACTGTGCCGTCATAATATGTGCCAAGATCTATATTACCCCCAAATCCGCTATGAGGTGTGATTATAGGTGGTGCTACGTTGGTAATAGTTATATTAAATGTGCGATCGGCTATGAGATTATCTGCTAGATTTTTTACACGCACTGTGAAAGTATAGACCTGATTAATATCGGGACCTGCTGTGCTGACCGGAATACCTTGTAATATGCCGGCGCTTGTAAGTTGTATACCAGGCGGCAAAGTTCCAGAAATTTTAGTGTAGGCTAGTGTTCCACCAGCGGTATCATAAGCGTCAAGCTGAAACTGATAGTATTCCAGACTTGGAACAATACCTAGGTTACCTGCTGCCGTTATCCAGGTTGGATATGCCATTAGTTGATACCTTTGGTGATTTGGTATGATATAGTAGCCATAATCAATCTCTATTTAACTACTATTTATCAGATTTTGGAGATTAAGATCAACCGTAACGTTTAATCCTAGGTCTTGGATAAGCGACACCCGAACTAGGTCTTAATTTGTAGGTATTTTGTTGTAAATCACCTGACAACTTGCGTTCTAATCTATAGAATAAGTAGAGATTGTTAGAATTAACACCTGATTCACCTAGACTATAGTAATCACCTGCACCACCACCTGTGGATGTGATTTGATTGTATTTGCCAAAAGTTTCGAGATATTGTCTTGCTTCTGCTTGTGTAAGGCTAGGCCAAGTTTCAGCTAGGCAGGCTAGACAACCGGTTACTTGAGGACTTGCCATACTGGTTCCATCTATAGTTTGTATATAGTAAGAACTATTCCTTGGATCGGCTACTGGAGTAGGATATCCTGAGAATCCTGTTGAATTATTTACCGCGCTAATAATATTATCTCCAGGGGCATAGATATCCACTCTACTGCCATAGTTGCTAAATTGAGTTTTGTATTCTCCTAAGAATGTGCTTATCGCACCTACACAGATTGCTATATTAGCTGCGCCTGGAGTCATACCTTGACTATGATTTACACTTGTTGAACCTCCATACGCTGTAAGATAAGCTTCAGCTGCGTTATTAAAATCAATGGATCCTTCTACGCAAGATCTCCAATATTCGTTACCTGCGGCTCCAATGACTATTATGCCTTCGCTAATCGCTGTTGCTACATCTGCATCAACTGATGCCACTCTAGCAGGTGGAGCAAAAGCACTTGGGATTATATTACGACCTCCCCCATCAGTGCCTACTACAGGAACACCATTGTCTTGAGCTTGGGTTTTTTTATTATTATCTGATCCTGATAAAGTAGTTGTTCCACCTCTGTAAGTAATAGAAGCAATATAATTAACACTTGTGTTACCTGTCAGATAATAATCCCCGCCATAATTATAATTATACCCCCAGCTGTTATTAACCACCGTGGGATTTTTCCTACCGGTAACAGGATTGATTGGTTTGTTGCGATGGAATTCTCTGATATAATCAAATACATATAAATCAAAATCAGTGGATCCTGGCAAACCAGAAATATAAGCTGTAAGGAATTCAATATTATAGATATTGGCATCTCTAGCCCAACCTTGTGTATTGCCTGCTGCGGTTCCTGCTACGTGTGTGCCATGACTATCAGCCACGCTTGAATAACTGTATGAACCAGTGGTAGCTAGTCCAATATTGGCGCTATATTGCCACCAATTAAATTGAATCGCACGTGATCCACCGGTTCCATCAGGATTTACTGCGAACTCAGGATGGTCAAATTTTAGATGGGAATCCACAATTATTACATCTACGTTCCTACCACTGCTGGTAGCATTTACAGTGCGATTTAATACAGTAGCATTACCATTGGTAGCCCAACCCTCGGTTTGTGCGCCTTCTGTGCATCTGTATAAGGCCCAATTTTTATCATTGCTGTCAATGGTTGCAGATTTTTCATAATTAGCAGTCTGAGTCCAAGTTGGTTTAGGAAATATGCCTCTAGCACTTGGTAGCTGTTCGACCGCTAGGACTCTCGAATCGCCACGCAGCTGTTCTGCTTCGGATTCTGTGAGATAGTAGTGTGTATTTCTGCTGATTGGTCTGCGATTGGCCAAGCCCACTGCCCTGTTGGGAATATAAACAGTTCCACCTGGTGTTTCCATGTCATCATAAAAACTTTCTAGATCTTCAAAGTTTTTAAGCGTAACTATATATTCTAGTAGAGCCATCGGCTATGATTCCATCTGTAGTAGAGTCAGTGTCACTGTGATTGCCGCACTATTGCCACTCTTGTTTTTTACCCTAATAGGTATATTTGTAGTTGGAGTAGCTTCATTGTTAAATCCAATAGTTGCCGGAGACATGACGATAGCATTAGCACCAGTGGTAATAACTTCTGCGATAACACCTGATCCCGGAAGTGGATCCTGCGTTTCAGTCCTACCGCTGATCGTATCAGAAGTCCTGCTGGCATTGTCAGTATAAACAGTTACCCAGGCCGCCGCAGAAGTAGTGATCTTAAATAATGCGTAAGACTTAAATCCTGCTATGTTGGCTGTAACATTAGCACCATCGGCCATAGATGGTGTTGTAATAGAAAGATTAGCTCTACCAGATACAGCACCCGATACGACGTTTCCACCAACTGTCAGATTACCGCTGCTGATAGTCAATGCCGTGCCACCAATGTAGATAGTATAA